ACTTTTCTCTGGCTTCCGGCGACACACCGAGCGCGTCAAAGATCTTGTCATACCACTTCGTTTCAAGAAATTCCTTTATCTTTTCAAAAGGCTCCGTAATCGCCCTTTTTATGTCCTCCATTGCCTGTATGTAGGATTCAAAGGCGCCATCCCAATCACCATCAAACGCCTTCCTCACAGCATCCATCGCATCAGCCAGCGCATCCATGGCATTTGCAAGCGTGGTTATAACGATGTCGGCAGAAAGGGCTATGACGTCCTCGACGAAATCCACAACTGCCTTCGCAAATGCACTATCCTTGAACTTACTCCAGGCCTCCTTTAGCCTCTCAAAAGCGTCAACAAACTTCTGTAGGGTTTCGGCGGGAATTTTTGATTTTATATCATCAAAAAATCCCTTAATTCCGTCCAGCCACGAAAAGTCAAAGGCTTTCGCGTCGGTAAAAATCGAATCAGTTTCTACCCCGCCGCCCCCGCCTTCCTCCTGAAGCACGTTCAGCTCGTCAAACGAGGCGGCCGCACCTTTAGCAGCCTTCCCGGCTCCGCTTACCGCTTTTTGAGTATCCTTTGCCCCTTTTGTGGCGGTACTCCATGATACGCCGAACAGATTGCCGACAAACTGAGCAATCCAATTCGTGGCGGTCGCCAGCCAACTCACAAGCTGCTTTAATGCAGGGAGGATCGCCTGAAATATGCCCTGAAAGGCAATCGCAAGATTTCCCTTGATTTCCCGAAGACCTTTGTTAAGTTCCGTATTGGCCATCATGGCGGAATACATGCTGGTGGCAAGCTTGCGAAGCCCCGCATACAAAGTACGCGCCCCAAGCAGCGCGCCAATGGCAGAAAGGCCAAATCGCCGTACTCCTGCGGCGGCCTTGACCCTCTCCTTTGTCGCGGCGGCCTCAGCCTTTACACTTTGCATGGCAGCTCTCGCCCGTTCCTTTTCAGCCTGCGCGGCGCCCTGGCTCTGCTTGATCTTTTCATCCAGCCCACCTAAGGCTTCCCGTGCCTGTCGAGCCTGCTTGGTGTACTCTGCAAGGCGTTCTTTCGCCAAAGCGTACGCCGAGGCGGCGCGGTCGGAATCAGCGACAGCGCCGGAAAGTCCCTCTTTTTTGATTTCACCTGCAATAGTGCGATCTGTCCAGCCTTCACGCACGCCTTCCGCCGCAATAGCATCTGCGCGCATGGTTGAACGATTAGAAATACGGTCTTTCAGCGCGCGCATCTTCTCTTGCTCGCGCTTGACGCCGCGAGTAGCGGCCTCCATCTCGCGCACAACGGCCGCTTTGTGCTTTTTCCATGTGGCCGTCGCAGCGTCGAGTTGGCGCTGTGCGTCTGCTGTAAAGGCTTTGGTGTACTGTAAAGCGGAGGCCGCCCCCTTCTTATATCCGCCGGTGTGGGCCGATATGATAACCCGTAATTCCTCTGTTTTCATGAGCGGCCTCCTTTCTGCTTGTTGTTATAAGCGTTCACCCATGCTGCGAACCCAGCCTGTTGCCGTTTCCACTCAGGCGCATCGTCAGCACGCCCAAACAGTTTCGGGAAGCTTTTCTCAACGGACGGCATTTTCTTGGGATCATTGAAGGCATAGGCACAAAGCTCAGCGTGCCAATGAAGCAGCATAACCGCCTCTTTGAATCGGGCTTCTGTTTCCTTTGCCTTGGCCTCCTGCTGGCGGTTGTGCGCGTCCAGCACGTCCAAGATTTGCCCGATCGACATTTCGCCAAATTGTAGGGGCGAGATGCCGGCAAGAAGTGCCATGTCGTAGAGGTGCCGGACAAGCGCTTCAACGGTGCCGAACCGCTTTATTTCGGTTCCGTCAGCCTGCTGTCCAGTTCCTTGGTGTCGGTTTCGGTAAAAAAACCTGCCGTCACCAGGATTTTTGTGCAGAGCGCAATACGGGGTTCTACACTAAAGTCCGCATAGTCAACCCCGTCGATCTCGAAGCCGCTGCGCATGGCATCCATGAGCGAAGAGACCTTGTCCATTGTGATGCCGTGATTGTGTTTCTGTAACCCTGCCCACAGCAAGGTGTGCTGCACGGCTACACTTTCGAGGCGGTCAACCGCACTTATAAGAGATTCGCCCAACTGCTTTTCGGCGGCAAGCACCTGCGCCGTCGGCATGGCAACGCGGTATTCGTTGTCATTGACCCTTAAAACAAAAGATTCCATATGTTCCTCCTGCGATTTTTATGTTTTTGTGTATTATAAAAGCGCCCCAACTGGAGGCGCCTTTTGATTCTTCTTGATGTACTAGTGAATGTGACGAATCACCCTTCTACAAGGGTTACATATTTCATGGATATTTGGGGCACTTCGTCAGATGTTCCGCCTATGGCACGCGTAATTGTTTCAATCCCCTCGTACGTGCCATAAATCGTTATGATATCATCTTCAAGAAGTTTAGGGGTGCCGTCATAACGATCATCTGCGATATAATACTCGTCATCATAGTAAAAACCACTCCCTGAATCGTCCGTGTAACATCTGTAATATTTCTCATCACCGTAAGTTTCGCTCAAAACCTGTGAGATTTTAACCGTAACAGTAACGTTTTTCCCTATGTATTCATCCGGATTGCGCAGCAAACTCTTATAGTCCAGAGTTTCGCACGAAGCCCGAAAATCTTCCTCCGATACGGCAGGCGTTGGCTCCTGCGTTGCCGCGGAAGGCTGATATGCTTGCTTGCCTCCGGCAGCCCGCGAAAGCAGAAAGATTACCACTCCGATTCCAACCAAAAGCCATATCCACCATTTACTGCCCGTACTTTTCTTCGGGGGTTGATAATACTGCTGCTGCGCCTGTGGTTGTGGTTGCGGTTGCATTGGGGGTTCGGATTCCGCCTTAGCGCCGCAATCGGGGCAAAAATTCGCTTCAAACTCATTACCGCAATTTTGGCATTTCATTTGACATACCCTCCGCAGATGTGATGAATTTATCATCTCACCTGCGGAAGATTTTGTCAATTTATCACGTAGACAGAACCGCATCAACCGCCCGTAATCTCGTTGATGGGCTTGATCTCACCCGCAGGAAACATGGTGGCCTTGAACGTCAGCGGGCTGTTACCGTCCCCCACCTCGTCCATAGAGAGGGCTACGGTCGCGTCCCACTGGAAGCCGGAATCGTCCGGGAAAAGCGCCTGGAAGGTTGCGGGGGCGTCCGAGTTTTGGATCGTACGCAACCGCGCCCAGTTCGTCCCTTCGTCCATGCCCGTGTAGGCAAAGGTAAACGCCATGTCTCCCGGGTCACTCTGCCCGGCGCCATAGGTCTTTTGAGCGTCCTCGATGCAGGTGGTGTCCACCTTCTCAGGTTCGCCCATGAACGCGGGGAAACCGCGCACATTCTTGATTTGCGTAAATGCAGACGCGCCGCTTTCCTTGCACATCAGGCGCGTGCCCATTGATGTAAGCCGCAATTCGTCCATATTTTTCTCCTTTATCCGTTATTTTGATAAACCCATCCGGTCTGCGTGTCGATCCAAGCCTTGAAAGACATGTTGGACACATAGACCGTTTGCTTGCCCTTCTCGTCGAGCGAAATCTCAGTATCGGAAGGGATTTGAACAAGAAAACCGGTGTCCGCAAAAAGCTCACGGAGCGCAGCTTTCTGGGCCGCACGCTGTTCAGGCGTGCCTGCCCACAGGCTGACCGTTACGGTCGTTTCGATGATTGCCTGCCTAACCGTGCTTGTACCACTTCCGGAGCCGACGATCACGCCCCAAGCTGCAACTGGCCGCTCATTGATGTTCGCCAGCGTCTGCGGGTATGTACCAGGGCGCCAATCAACGCCATCCACGCCCTCCAGCAGTTGCTTTATAAGCAGTTCTATGTTCATGGCTACCTCCCGATGTTGCCCCGTACGATCACGGACGCGATCTCTGCCGCCTCATCCTCGAGCAGCTTTTGGGCGGGGTACATATACGGCCCCGCAGGCTGTCCAAGCGTATGAACAAAGCCGTGCGTGTCGCTATGATAGACCCAGCCCGGGCGTAGCTTTCCTTGCTGCATGGTTTGCAGCGTAAAAGCGAATCCGGCCGCCACGGGATTACGGGGTTGCCCGTTTTTAACTTGCCCCATGCTCCCTGGAAGACCTGTGCCAAACTCAGCATACGGGGCGTACTCCATGTTCGTCCCGAACCCGCCGGTAACCACCTCGCCCTGCACAAGTAAAGGATCCGCCACGATGCTCCCGCCCAGCGTGGGCGACGTCATGGAGGCAAGAGGCTTCGCTACGTTCAGCCCGCGCGCCACCATCTCTGCCACAATCTGTTCGCCAGTAGGCTCGCTGACCATGCGCTGCAAGCGCTGCTCAAGGCCGCGGGATTCGATGCGCACGCTCACGTGCTCACCCTCTTTGCGATCAGCTTTTGATAGGCGTCGTACCTGGGCGCCTCGATCACCCGATAGGCTTGCTCGGCGTACCGGATGTACTCGCCCTTTTCGATCGGCAGTTCCCGCGCGGTGACGAGGATGTCGCGCCCGATCGCAAGGCCGTATTCCTCCGCCAAGAGTTTGTCCGACACGATTTGCACGTTGCAAGCGTGCGAAGATATAGCCTCACCCGGTGTCTCGTACACGCCGCCCAGCTCACCGGTAGAGGTAATGGTTTCAAGCCGTTCAAAGACTTTATCCTGCATTGCCGCGGCCTGTGCGGCGAAAAACGAATCAGGGATCCGCATCACCACGCCACCTTTCGCCAGCGCTCAAGCTGCGCCTGGTAGTTTTTCAACGTCTTCTCGGCGACGTCGGCGAGAACGGCCTTATAGCTGCTGTCCCGGTAGGAAACGGATTGCCCGTTGTCCGAGACGGAGGAAACCGTTCCCGTGATCTCGCCTGCGCCGTCTCCCTGGGCAGAACGTAGCAGGTAGTAAGAATCCGCCGCCATCTCGGCAACTGTCCCATATAAGCGCAACGGTAGATGCGGCTGTCGAGTGAAGTCAAGCGCCTTGTCGATTGTGGTCTGAAGGACCAGCTCGAGCAAGGCGTCCTGCGAAGTATCGGTTATACCGAGCAGCGTTTTGAGCATCGCCATAAGGCTTTCGAGCATGGTCCTTCTCCTTTCTACACGGCTCGCGCTACTACGTGCGTGCCTCTTCGATCAGTTTCACAATGTCGGCCTTGGTCGAACCGTCAGGCACGGTAACGCCTTCAGCGGCGGCAATTGCCAGCAACTGCTCTTTGTTTATTTTGTCCTTGTCCAGAGGCTTGTCGCCGCCGGGCGTGGTTTCCTGCTTGGACTCCGTCTTGGGCTTCTCCACCTCATATCCGTGGGCCTCGAACCAGGAAAGCAGCACGGGGTTGTCGCTTTCGCCAACCCCGTTCACAAACGGCACCGATGCCGAAACGCCGGTGTACTCTTTGTTGGGCGCGTAAATCTTAGCCATCTCATGCCACCTTGATCTTGCGGAACACGCCCGCAGCCTTCGTGGCCTTAAGCGCAACCGCCGCGACCATTTCGACCTCGCCCTTCTTCACGGCGCCGGCAGTTTTGAAATCAGGCAGCCAGGTCTTAACCGGCGCCTGCCCCGCCATGGAAACGCCGTGGAAGCCATCCATGCCGAAACGCACCGCATAGAGAGAGGTGTTGCCCGCGGCAATAGGAACAACCGGATCGTTCGAACCGGCTTTCGCGCCCAAGTCGATCAGAGGGATGCCGTCGTAGTTGGCGATGTTACGACCGAAGCTGTCCTTGGTCTCGGTGTTTGCGCCGGCACGGCGGGCGATACCGCGAATCTTCGCAATCAGCTTGGTGTTGCCCATGATGGCACCGGGGCGGCCATCGAGGCCCATGAGGAACTCGTCGAGCATATCAAGGAAGGCCTTGTAATTGCTGTCGATCGCAGCCGAGGTGGAAAGGTCGATCGCCGAATCGCTGCCTCCGCCGTTGAACTCCGTGCTGGAACCGGTAAGCGCCTTTTCCAAACCATCGAAGGTATTGGCATCTACCGCGGAATCACCGAGGATAACAGTTTGGTTGAAGAGCGCCTGCGCCGCCTTGATTTTTTGCTGCATCTGCAGGGTGACTTCGTTCACGATGCCGCCCATGTTCGCAATAACGCGGTCGATTTCAAACGCTCCGCCGAAGACCTTCAGGTCAACGGTGTAGCGCTGCTTGGTGACTTCCTGCGGCGTGTATTCGGAATTGACCGCACGGAACGCAGCAGTGGGCTGGGTGACGAGGCGCGTGTAGCCATAGGTCAACGTCGCACCGCCGCCGGTGGGGCTCACCGCATCGTCAAAAGTTATATTCTCGAGCAGGAAGTTCGACTTCCTAAACTCATCGATAACGCCCACGGTGATTTTGTCCTGGACGTTTTTTTGGGCTTCTGCCAAAGTTACAGGCATGTTTCATACCTCCAAATGTTATTTTTGGGATTCGAGTTGCAGCCGCACCGCGTCAAAGAGCGATGCCGACTGCTGGTTGTTGTCTTTGTCGCCGCCCTTGTGACCGGTACCCTCGTCTTTTTTCTGCTCGACGTCGAACGCCCAAGGCTTGTCCTTCTGGAGAGCCGCGACATCCAACCCACCCAGCGTACCGTCGGCATTGAGGACGATCTTCTCGTTGGCGATCAGCGCCGCGGCCATCATTTGAGGATCGCGGGCTTTCGCCTGTACGAGCGCGAGGGTTATGGCGTTGTCGCGGCGCATCTTCTCGATCGTGCCCTTGTACTGCGTCTCGGTGGTCGCGACAGCATTTTTAAGGGCTTCCACGTCCACCCCGTCGAACTTTTTGACAGTGTCCTTCAGGGTCGTGATGGTATTTTTTGCCGTGGTCAGCTCGCCTTCCACACCGTCAAACTTGCTTTTGTCGACATACTGACCGGACGCAAGGTTTGCCACCTTAATGTCCTTGGCAGCGTCTACCGCCGCCTTGAGCTCATCGTAGGTCAGCGACTTATCGCCAAAGAGCGCTTTCAAAAATTCAGGCATATAGTTTCCTTTCCCGCCCCATTAAACGACTTTTGGCTTATAAGTGCGCGGCAGTCATCCGCGCTCGGGAGCGTCCATGCATTTAAGTGCCGGCATGGTGGGCTATTTTTTTGTATCAAAAAAGCACCCATGCGGGTGCTTCTCGACAGCGAAGAAGATGGAAGTGTTAAGCGTGCTTTTGGAGAACTTCTTGGATATCTGCAGGTAAGACGATGATCGTTTCCCAATCGGCGGGAGAGAACCCAACATCAACGATATATTCGGCACCTTCACCC